CTGTTGATCCAGATATATGGACACCACAGGAAGTTGCTGCTGATACTTGGACAACCCAGTCAACTACATCTAGTAGCTGGACTGAAGAGACCACGGGTAGTAGCGACTGGACAGCCCAAACGACCCAATCTTCAAACTGGCAACGTGACGCTTAGGAGCCATAAATGGCCGATACCTATACCTCAAATTTGAATCTCACGAAGCCAGAGGTTGGAGCCAGCCGTGATACTTGGGGCGGCAAGGTCAACACCGACTTGGACACCATTGATGCGCTCTTTACAGCCAATGGCTCCGGCACATCTGTTGGTCTGAAAGTTGGCGCTGGCAAGACACTAAATGCCACAGACGGTACAATTCTCCTCCCCGCTACTGCTTCTCCCGCTCAGACGGCAGATGGCTCTATGGTCTGGGATAGCGACGACAACCTTCTGACGGTGGGTGACGGTTCGTCGCGTAAAGTCATGGTGGACACAACGTCTACCCAGACCTTGACGAACAAGACCCTGACCAGCCCGGTTATCTCAACAATCAGCAATACTGGTACTCTGACGCTTCCTACAAGCACAGACACCATTGTTGGTCGTGCGACCACAGACACGCTGACGAATAAGACGCTCACAAGCCCGGCTATCTCAGGTGGCACAATCAACAATGCTGTGATTGGTGGTTCTACTCCTGCCGCTGGCACGTTTACGACAGTTGCTGATAGCATTGGAAATGTCCGTCTTGTCCCGCAGAACGCCCAAGGATCGTCTTACGTTCTTGTAGCTACAGACAGCGGAAAGCACATCAGCATCAGCACAGGTGGCGTAACCGTTCCGTCTGGTGTCTTTTCCATCGGTGATACCGTCACGATTTACAACAATAGCGGTTCAAACCAGACGATCACGCAAGGGACATCTGTAACCCTCCGTCAGGTTGGGACAGCCAATACTGGCAACAGAACGCTGTCGCAGTATGGTCTTGCCACGGTTCTCTGTGTCGCAAGCAATACATTCGTCATCACAGGTGGTGGGCTTACCTAATGAGCATCGCCAACATCCTTCTTGGATCAGGTGGGCCGTTCCTATTCTTTAGGACGATCACGACAGATCAGACTGATTACAACCTGTACAACCAAATGGTTGCTGCTGGTTGGAACGGTCAGACGCCTGTTCTTGTAGACTTGACCATCAATGCTGGCGTTGTGATTGGCGCGTCATCCAATACTGGATATGCGTTCCAAGTAAGCTCAATCCCAGCCAACAGCAATATCTCAATTACCAATAATGGCTACATCGTTGGTCGTGGCGGGCAGGGTGTCGGCAAAGGCTACCCAAACCAGACAGACTACAATCTTACCGCTCCATCATATGCCAACGGCGGTACTGCGCTCTATACCAACTATCCAATCAGCATTAACAATGCCAGCGGCGTTGTAGGCGGTGGCGGTGGCGGTGGCGGCGCTGGTGGTGCAACATCTGCCGACTGTAGTTGCTCTGGTTGCGGCGGCGTTGAGCTTAATGGCATGGCTCCGGGTAGTGGCGGTGCTGGTTACGGCTCTGCTGGTCAGGGCTATACAAATTGGCGCAATAACACTGGTTATCGACTTGGACTAGCTACATCTGGAGCTGGGTCTGCAACGTCTGCTGGGTCTGGATATGGAACTGGGGGCATTGGCGGCGGTCTTGGTCAAGCTGGCAGCACGGGTGGCGGGTCAGCGCGATGTGGCTATACAGCTCAATCTGGTCCGGGAACAGGCGGGGCTGCTGGTGATTGTACGTCTGGTAACTCCAACATCACTTGGGTTTCAACTGGTACACGTTACGGAGCATTGAATTGAGCGAGCCGTGGCTTTGTGGATCAGAAGAAACTGAAAGACGCATGTCTATATGCAAGTCTTGCAGTAATTTCTGCGCGCTTCAGCGGTGCTCTCTTTGCGGATGTTTCATGCCACTAAAGACGTTGTTTACTGAAAATAAGTGCCCAGAAGGTAAGTGGTAATGGACACCCAAACGCTCATCAATGTTGGCCTTGGCGTCATCCTGACGGGTGTAGGCTGGTTCGCGCGTCAAATCTGGGAAGCTACCCAGAAGTTGCAGGAAGACCTTCATCAAATTGAGGTTGGTCTTCCTACAAACTACGTTCAGAAGAGCGATTACGCAGAGACGATGAAGCGGATCGAAATCATGTTCGAGCGCATCTTTGATAAGCTTGATCAGAAGGCAGACCGCTGATGGACCCAATTACTATCCTTGCTGGATGTACTGCGGCGTATAACGCGATCAAGCAGGGCATAGCTGTTGGTAAAGAGCTTCAAGGCATGATTGGGGATGTTACCTCCATCATGGATTCTGTTGGTCAGCTGACACAGGTTGCGGCCAAGCCTCCAAAGCCAAGTGTGCTTTCCGGGAAGTCGGCAGAAGCCATTGCTATGGAGGCATACGCAGCCAAGAACCAAGCAGAAATGATGATGCATGAGGTGAAGAACGCCTTCATTGCTCAGTACGGCTTAAATGCTTGGGATGTTGTGCAGGCTGAAGCTACAAGAATTAAGAAAGAGCAGAAGCTTGCGGCTCAAAAAGCAGCCCATGATGCTAAGGTAGCGCAAGAAGAACTGGCCCATAACGTCATGGTCTACGGCTCTGTCTTCCTTGTCATCATAGCTCTGGCTATTGGAATGTTTGTAACCTTCTCACTTACGCGGTAATCATGGCAACATCATTGTATGAAGACCTCTGCGCTCTAGCTCCTCGCGCCAAGAAAGACCTTCTGAAGAAGTTGGCTAAAGCCTCTCCAGATGTTCTTCCTATGTATGGGATCAATACCGCACTCCGTGAAGCGCACTTCTGGGCACAGGCTGCTCATGAAACTGGTGGCTTCAAATATATGTTTGAAATCTGGGGTCCGACGGACGTACAGAAGCGTTACGAAGGACGTAAAGACCTTGGAAATACAGAAGCTGGTGATGGTTTTAAGTACCGTGGTCGCGGCATCTTCCAGCTTACTGGCAGAGCAAACTATAAGAAATACGGTGATCTGCTTCAGCTTGATCTAGTTAACGAACCAGACCTCGCTGCTGACCCTGAGATTGCCCTTCGTATCGCCTGCGAATATTGGCGCTCACGAAAGATTAACGATTGTGCCGACAAAGATGATGTCGTTGCAGTTACCAAGAAGATCAATGGTGGCACAAACGGGATCGCGGATCGCCGAGTCTGTCTGTCTGTCGCCAAGAAGATGTGGGCTGACAATTATGAATCTGACATGGTTCCCGTTCCAAAGGTTGAAAAATCTATCGGGGAAAGCAAGCAAGGAAATGCGGCTTTGGTTACTGGCGCTCTTGGTGGTGTTGCGGCAGCTAAAGAGGTCGTTGCTCAAGCTCAAGAAGCATCTGACCTTTTCGGCACCGCCTTGGGCCTCTTGAAGAACACCCAGTTCCTGATGATGGCTGCTATCGTTCTGGCTGGCGCTGCCATCTGGTTCTGGCGTAAGAAACACCTAGAGGAGCATGGGGTATGATACCCTTTCTGTTCACTCCTATCGGTAGATACATCACTATCGCGGTTTTCGCCTTGATGGTTTTGGCTGGTATTTATGTTAAAATCCGCTCAGATGCCGTGTCCGACTACAAGGCTGAAGCAACCCAAGAAGTCCTAGAGAGAACACAAAATGCGATTCGCGCTGGCGATAATGCCGTTATTTCTCCTGACAGGCTGCTTCAAGACGATGGACATCGTAGGGACTAGCCCGGCTGTGTGTTCTGTCTGGAAGGATATTTCTTGGTCATCCAAGGATACCCCGCAGACGATCACAGAGGTGAAGGTCAATAATGCACGCCGTGAAGGCTATTGCGAGGGTAAGAAGTAATGCCTTTGGCTCCACTCAATATCCCGGCAGGGGTCGTTAAGCCTGCTACGCCTCTTCAAGTTAAGGGGCGTTATTGGGATGCGAACCTGATCCGTTGGCGCTCTGGCAAGCTGCTGCCTGTTGGTGGCTGGCAACGCATTACTGAAACGCCTCTGGATAGCCCAGTCCGTACCATCTTTACCTTTACCAGCACTTCTGGCTCTTCTATTGGTCTTCTTGGCTGCGATGATAAGCTTTATTCTCTGGAAGGCGCTACCTACACCGACATCACGCCTACGGCTTTTGTTGGGGCTGATGCCTCTCAGGTTGGCGGTTATGGCGCTTATGACTACGGCGAGTTGCTGTACGGTGATGACACCGATGCAACCTATCCTCGTCCTCAGTCCCAATCCTTCATCCCACCGTTCTCTTGGACGATTGATAACTGGGGTGGTGAAGCCCTCATGGTTGCGTCCAGCGATGGCCGTCTTCTGCATTGGCAGGCTGGCGAAGGTCAGGCCACGGTTGTGGGTATTGAGCCGATCACATCCATCACTCGTTTGTCCAACGTAGCTACAGTTACGACAACGTGGAATCACGGGTTCACAAACGGTCAGACAATCATCATTGCTGGTAACTCTGTCGGCTCTCTGGATGGCACGTATACGATCACTTCAGTGCCAAGCCTGACGACGTTTACCTATGCTAACTCAGGCACGAATGCGACAGGCACAGGTGGCACAGCCTCTGTTCCCACAGCCGACTTGCCTCCGACGAACAATCGTGGGGTCATCGTCACTCAGGAGCGCCATGCGGTTCTGATTGGTGCTGGTGGTAACTCTCGCCGTGTGGCTTGGTCCTCCCGCGAGGACTATACCGATTGGGATTTCACTTCGACGGTCAATACAGCTGGTTATCTTGATCTGGATACGTCCAGCAAGATCATCATGTGCGCTGCTGTCCGTGAGGGCACCCTGATCTGGACGCAGGACGAAGCGTGGCTCATGCGCTATATCGGTCTGCCGTATATCTACAGCATTGACCGTATCGGCTTTGGCTGTGGCCTTATCGCTCCCCGTGCTTTTGCTACGACTGCTGGTCGCTGCATCTGGATGGGTAAGGAGTCGTTCTGGCTCTATGATGGTGGTGTCGTCCGTCCTCTGCGCTGCGATGTCGGTTCTGGTGTCTTTGACAATATCGACCCTGATTCCGGCTCTTTGTACACACATGGCTCTGAGAACAACATCTTCCCGGAAGTGTGGTTCTGGTATCCATCTCAGGGCTCAACGGTTCCTGATCTGAGTGTCTTCTACAACTACGCCGAAGACTGGTGGTCGGTTGGCAACACAATGACCAGAACGGCCTGTCAGGGCGCTGGCGTGTTCAACTACCCTATGGCAGCAGACGACAACAATGACGTCTACTTCCAAGAGAACGGCTGGACGGCTGCTGGTGTTCCTATCCAGACTGACCGTTTTGCTGAAACCGGGGCTTTGAACATCCAGAGCGGCAACTCGTTGTCGCATCTGAAGCAGGCCATTACAGACAACGGCTATGCCTACGACAGCACCCAGATCACGGTCTTCTCGTCTATGACGCCGCAGGGTACAGAATATACCTATGGTCCCTACAGCCCTCGTTCTGATGGCTATACGGATATGCGGGTGACAGGTCGTGACTTCCGTCTCAAGATTGAGGCTACGGAAGACGCTCCGTGGAGCATTGGCGAGACCAGAATTGACTTCCAAGGTGGGGGTGGTCGATGAGACTT